AACGCATGAAAATCGGCATCACGTCTCAAAGCGTTAGCGCTGTCAAGAAAATCCTCAACGCCACCTGGTCGAGTGAGTTGGCCGAGGATTTGCAGGGCGCGCATGGCCTGGATGTAGAGAACGAGCTGCTCAATGCGATGGCAGCGGAAATCCTTCGCGAGATCGAGCAGGAAGTGCTCAATGAGATTCTGATTGGCGCGACGGCTGGTAACGTGAACTGGTCGTATACGGTGGCGGCCAGCCATACGGCGCAAGAGTATTACCAGACGCTCTATCATGCACTGATCGACGCCTCAGCTCTGGTGTACAACGCTCGCTATCAGCAGCCGAACTACATCATCGCGGGCACGAACGTCTATGGCTACATGCAAAAGGCGTCGCAGTTCAATGTGATGCCGCGCAGTGCGCCAGAGGCGGGGCCGATTGTGTCGGGTGTGCGCTTCCAGGGCACGTTTGCTGGATTGTGGGACGTGTTCTCCACGCCGTACATCAATGCGAACACGGCTATTGTGAGCTACTACCCGCAGTCGATGCTGCACGCCGGTTTCATCTTTGCGCCCTACATTCCGTTGGACGCGATGGAGCGAGTGTACGCAGAAACGCTGGCCTATGACGATACGGATTTGCCTGGTGGGTATGTGAATACGGACAAGTTCACGCGCAACGTGCGGACGCGCTATGCGACCTATCTCTGCGCAGCGAACATGTTTTCAACCATTCACATTCACGCCTAATCATCCTACAGGGGGCTAAGGGATGATCTTACGGAAT